AGTTGGGGACGTGATAAGCGTGGACGGATTGCAACAGAGTTTGTTATTGGTGGGCCGTCAATCTTCAATACAGACTTTGAGTACGATGGCGAGATTGTAAAGTGTATACCTGACGGAGGCTATGCTTGGCACTTAGGCAAAAACGGAAACCAAGCAATGCACACGGACAGCGTTGGTATTGAGGTGTGCAACTTTAGTTACATCGTAAACGGCAAGTGTTATGCAGGGCATACAGTCCACGAGGATCAAATAGTTAAACTTGGCAAGGCGTTTAAAAATAAGCAGTATTGGCACAGATACAGCGACAAGCAACTCAACGCACTAAAGCATCTTATTGAGTTTATAGGCAACCGTGACAACATTGACGTTAGGAAAGGATTACCAGAACTCGTAAAGGAGAAAGGTGCAGCGGCATTTGAGTGGAACGTAGATGCGTACTACGGTAGAGTTAAAGGTCTATGGACACACAGCAACACCAATAAGTATAAAAGCGATATGTTTCCACAGCAGGAGTTACTAACAATGCTAAGTGAACTATGATTGACGTACTACTTCTCACAATAGGATTAAGCATTATACTATGGCTAATTATTATGGAATGGTCTTGATGCTCTTTTGGGCATTGACATCAACAGCACAAATACATTACCAACCTGTAAGCTTGCCTGACACGGCAACGCTATACCTGACAGATATACACTATCCTGTTGACGGTGTATTGATTAGTGGACACGGATGGAGAAACGGACGGATTCATCACGGACTTGATATATCACACAACAACAGGGACACGGTTAGGAGTTCGTGGTTAGGGCGTGTTAGATACGCAAAGAAAGGTTACAACGGAGGCTATGGTTATTTGGTTATCGTTACGCACCTAAACGGCTTAGAGACGTACTACGCACATCTTAGAGAGTTGCTTGTAGAGGAAGGTGATTGGATTCCGCAAGGCTGTCCTGTTGGCATAGTAGGAAGCACAGGCAACTCATTAGGTGCTCATTTACATTTTGAGGTACGTTATCAAGGACTGTCTATTGATCCAGAAGACGTTGTTGACAAGAACACTATACACTTACACCGAAGCGGTGATATATTTAAGGTACGATGAACACTACAATAATGAAGTTGTCTGCGATTAAGCAGAATCCAAACAACCCAAGAAGCATAAACAAAGACAAGTTTGCCAAGTTGGTAAAGTCAATAGAGGAGTTCCCTCGTATGCTTGAACTGCGACCTATTGTACTAAACAAGGACAACATTGTTCTGGGTGGCAATATGCGACTAAAGGCGTGTAAACAAATAGGACTAAGTGAAGTGCCTGTTGTGTACGCTGATGACTTGACAGAGGAAGAGCAACGGCAGTTTATTATTAAGGACAACGTAGGCTTTGGCGATTGGGATTGGGAACTGCTTGCCAACGAGTGGGATGTTAGCGACCTAAATGATTGGGGATTGGATTTGCCTGATATGGACGTTCAGGTATTAGAAGCAGAAGAGGACAACTACGAAGAGCCTGACAACTTACAGGTTGACGTTGTGCTTGGAGACCTTATCGAGATAGGTGAGCATCGGTTGTTGTGTGGAGATAGCACGGACTCCGATAATTGGGAAAAGCTTAAAATACAGGCAAATACAATTTGCTTTACGTCTCCACCTTATAATGTTGGCGATTCATCTAAGCTTACAGGAAACAAAAACGCATCAAAAAAAGGAAATTTCTATGAAGCATATAAAGATGATAGTCTAAATTATGTTGACCTAATATCTAACAGTTTAAGCAATGCTTTGTCGTTTACTGAAGGCACTTGCTTTAATGTGCAGCCATTAGCTAATAACAAGGTCAATCTTATTGATTGGTTGCATAATTGGAAGGAATGTTTGGTTGACATAATCACTTGGGATAAAGGACATTCTGCTCCTATTATAGCTAAAGGAGTTTGCTCTTCTACTTATGAATGGCTTGTTGTATTTAACAAGAAAAACAATTCAAGAACAATGCCTTTGTCAAGTTGGCAAGGCACATTATCAAATGTATATAGTAATCCGCCTCAACGAAATAATGAATTTGCATCTATTCACGCAGCAACATTTCCTATTCATTTACCTGAATTTGTTATTGGTAAATTGATGAATGAATCTAAAGGTGTTGTGGATTGTTTTATAGGCACAGGCACAACAATGGTAGCAGCACATCAGTTAAACAGAAAGTGCTACGGTATGGAATTAGACCCTAAGTACTGCCAAGTGATAATAGATAGAATGCTTAACCTTGACCCAACGCTTGAGGTTAAGATAAACGGAAAGAGATATGACAAAAACTGACATCAATAAAAAGGCAATGGTCGAGGCAATGGAGAAGTCTCTGGGCATTGTAACAAGTGCTTGCAAGGCTGTCGGCATTAGCAGAGAAACGCATTACCGATGGATGCGAGAGGACAAGGACTATAAGTCAGCCATCAAGGACGTGGAGGATATTGCATTAGACTTTGCAGAGTCAAGCCTACACAAACAGATTAAGGACGGCAATACAACTGCAACGATCTTCTATCTAAAGACCAAAGGCAAGAAGCGAGGGTATGTTGAACGCCAAGAAATAGAGAACACAGGAGAGCCTCAGATAGTGATACAACCAATGTCACAGATTGCAATGGACGTACTGCATAACATTTGAGAACAACATCAGCATTCGGACAAGTAGGCGAGGCAATACAAGACGATGGTCGTATTGTTATCGTACAAGGTGGAACGTCAGCAGGTAAGACGTATGCAGTCCTGCAATACCTAATCTTAGCGGCACACAAGAACAGTCTGGAAGGATTGATAAGTATCGTATCGGAGTCATTGCCACATCTAAGGCGTGGAGCAATGCGTGACTTCTTTACTATCCTAACTGCTAACGATATGTATCGTGAACGGCAACACAACAAGTCGAGCCATACCTACAACATCAAGAAGGCAACGTTTGAGTTCTTTAGTGCTGATCAAGGCGATAAGCTAAGAGGTGCAAGGCGTGACTATTTATTTGTTAACGAGGCCAACAACATAGGATACGAGGCGTGGAGTGAGTTGTTTATACGTACTCGCAAGTGGTCAATCATTGACTTCAACCCTGTCTCTGAGTTCTGGGCGCATACTGAGATACTTGGACATCCAGAGCAAGACTTTAGGGACAAGGTGCGATTTGTTAAACTAAACTACACGCACAATGAAGCACTTGACCAAGTAACGATTGACAACATAGAGAGCAGGAAGCACGATCCTGATTGGTGGCAAGTGTATGGTCTTGGTGAAGTAGGTACACCGACAGGCGTTATCTTTCCTCCATCGGTTTGGTCAGTTGGTGACTTACCAGAGAACGCAAGGTATATATGTTCAGGTATGGACTTTGGAGAGTCTAACCCAACAACATTAATCGACCTGTGGCAACACGATGGTATTGATTATTATGACGAGATACACTACGAAGCAGGGTTTGGATTTCAGAAGTTAATGGCTGTAATACGTGCAGGAGATGTAAGACGTATGGTTGTGGCTGACCCTTCACACGAGACTGTTATCCGTCAGTTAGGACAGCACGGTGTGCAAATAATGGGCGTTAAGAAGTTTAGAGGTTCAGTAGATGGTGGACTTGCTATGATGAAGGCAAAGCCGTT